GTGGGTAACGATACCACTACAGCAGGCTGGCTGACGCCAACGAGCGCACCGCCGGACAATGATCAAGCGCTCGAAAAAAAGCTCGCACAATGGATACAAGGCGTATCCGGGTTAGAAGAGGGAAAGGTAGTGCCACGATGGTCCGCTACTGCGCCATCGCCGTTTCCCGCCAATACCAACGGGTGCGCATTCGAGGTTGTTTCTATTAGCGATGAAGGCTACCCCGCCTTCGAAAACCAAACCGATGACTCTGCAGAAATGTGGCGTTATCAACAAATTGAGTGCATGACGTCTTTCTTCGGACCGGACAGCCAAAGCATTGGCTCTCAGTTTCGTGATGGCCTGAACATCTCTCAAAACAACGCTGAACTTAACCGACTCTCTCTGAGCTTAGGTGAATTTTCAGCACTGATTTCGGCCATTGAACTGGGTGACGACCCGTCAATGCGTCGTTATGACATGACCATTTATTTGCGTCGCAAGCTGATCCGCACTTACGGGATCAAATCCATTCTTTCTGCATCTGTTTCCTATTTTGGAGAATAAAACTATGTCACAGGGCTTACCTGTTTCTAATGTCGTTAAGGTTGATGTCATCATGTCACCTAAAGCGGCAACTGGGCGCAATTTTGGCGCGCTGCTTATCCTCGGCTCATCAGCGGTTATTCCACTGACAGAGCGTATTCGTCTTTATAGTTCAGCGGCAGATATTGCTACCGATTTCGGTATCGCCAGCGAAGAGTATAAAGCGGCAAGCGTCTTCTTCTCACAATCACCGGCACCTTCACAGGTGTACGTCGGCCGCTGGGCGAAAACCCTGGCAAGTGGCGAAGAAGGCAAAGCAGAAACGCTGCTTGAAGCGGTTAATGCGGTATTGCAATACAACAGCTGGTACGGATTGGGCATTGCTGATTCTGAAGCGGTATCTGATGCCGATGTGCTTAGCGTTGCTGCTGCGATTGAAGCGGCGAGTTCTAGCCGTATTCTGGCTGTTACCACGCAAGATTCAGAAACGCTGCTCGCATCGTCGACTACCGACCTGGCTGCCAAACTGAAAGCTGGCAAATTTAGTCGTGCCTTTGTGCAATATTCATCGTCTAGCAAATACGCGGCGCTGTCAGCCTTTGGCCGTGCGTTCACCGTTAATTTCAACGGTAACAACACCACTATTACCCTGAAATTCAAACAAGAACCGACCATCACCTACGAAACGTTGAATACCGCGCAGGCACAGGCGCTGGAAGGTAAAAATGCCAACGTATTCGTCTATTACGCTAACGACACTGCCATTCTCGAACAGGGTGTGATGGCAAACGGCGACTTCTTCGACGAACGCCACGGCCTTGATTGGCTGCAAAACTATGTGCAGACCAACTTGTTCAATCTGCTTTATACCAGCACTACTAAGATCCCACAGACCGAAGCCGGTATTACTCGTCTGCTGACTAACGTCGAGCAGTCGATGGACCAATCCGTCAGCAATGGTCTGGTGGCTCCTGGTATCTGGAATGGCGGTGTGCTGGGCCAAATCAACCCTGGCGACACCTTGACCAAAGGCTATTACGTCTACGCTGCGCCTCTGGCCAGCCAGGCGCAGGCCGATCGTGAAGCTCGCAAAGCACCATTAATTCAGGTTGCCTGCAAACTTGCAGGCGCAGTCCATTACGCAGACGTTCAAATCAACGTTGTTCGCTAAGGTATAAATCATGGGAAATTCTTACTCGTTTTTAGATGTTACCGCTTCAATGATCGGCCCAACTGGTGTGATTGATTTGGGTGCTGGCTCGGCGAATGGCAGCGAAGGTATTAGCGTCAGTTTTGCTGGTGCCAAAAATACCATGACCGTCGGGATTGATGGCGAAGGTATGCACAGCCTAAGCCCGAACAAATCTGGCACGATCAGTATCAGCCTGCTGAAAACCTCCCCAGTGAATAAGAAATTGTCGCTGGCGTATAACGCGCAAAGCCACTCATCAACGCTGTGGGGCAACAATGTGATTGTTATCCGCAACAGCACCTCTGGTGATGTGGTGACAGCTCGTGGCGTCGCGTTCCAAAAAGTCCCAGACTTTTCGAATGCGGCCGCTGCCGGTGACGTTATTTGGACCTTTGACTGCTTGAAACTTGACTCCACGTTGGGAGAGTTCTAATTCATGGAATTTGACATCAAGGGCAATACCTACCGTATTGCTAAATTGAATGTCTTCGACCAGTTCAAAGTTGCCCGTAAATTACTCCCGGTCTTGGCCGGGATGTTAACCGACTTTCAGTCGTTACGTAGTTTGGTCGGTCAGGCTGAGCCTTTTGCCATTATGGAAAAGGTTTTGCCCAAGATTGCCCATTCTTTGGCAGAACTGAGCGATGACGACGCGAACGCCGTGCTTTTCCCTTGTCTGGCGGTTGCCTCACGCCAGCATGGGAAAGCCTGGGTGCCGGTATTCCAAAGCGGAGAACTTGCCTTCGACGATGTGGATATGTTGGGCATGCTGCAAATTGTTGGTCGAGTGGTAGGCGACTCGCTTGGAAATTTTTTGCAAGAACTCCCCGGAGCCGAGACGCCAGCCCAGCCAGCGGCCTGACGCTCGATACCATGCCGAACGGTGAGGACTATTTAATGTATCCGGTTGACGCCGGGTACATTTCTTATTCGGCGCTAAAGGACGGCTCAGTCGATTTGGCTGATATCGCCTTAATGAATGATTACCTCTATTTAAAAGCGGATAACCAAGCTCGCATAGAGAAGTGGAGAGCTAACAATGAAAGCTGAAATGATGAATGCAGCAATAAGTCAAGAATCTCCCGTTAGCCCTGGATTTCAGCTCAATGAGAATGATGTTCAAAAAATTGAAGGCGCGGTAACGGGCGGGGCGGAAGGCTTGATGAAGATCGTGCCGCAGGTGGAGAAAGCCGTAAGATCATTCAAGCTTTTTACCGGCCAAATGTTCTCAGGCTTGCAGAGGTTTTATCGTGCTGATCCACAGCTGCAAGCTAGCGCTGGCGAGTTTGCAGAGGCTGGCATTGTGCCTGAGACAGAGAACCTTTCGCAGGAATTCCGTGTTCAACCCAGGGCTAACGCCGATCCTCATCGTGGTGTAGCGGATATTTTTACCAATGTCGGCCAGAAGATTGGCGATCTCCTGGCGCAGCAACCAGAAGCATTGGCACAACAATTAGGGTTTAACAGCAGCACTATAAGTGGAATGCAACGCGGGACTGGGCAATTTGGTGCAGGGCAGTCCGTAGTGGTGAACCAATCGGAGCCAGTGGTCGATACCGTTAATACCACTAATATTTCAACTCAACAGCTCCTCGGTGACTCGCCTAAGGTTAATGCAACTCATGACCAGGCATCAGGTACAGTAAACGCATTAAGCCAGCAGATCCGTAACAGTATTCCTAAGGTTGATGCGGCGATAGCCCCAGTAGTAGGTCACATCAATAAGCTAACTCAACAGCTCCTCGGTGACTCGCCTAAGGTTAATGCAACTCATGACCAAGCATCAGGTGCGGTAAACACAGTAAGCCAGCAAAATTTTACCAGTATTCCCAAGATTGACTCTGCAGTAGCTCAAACGCTTTCCAGCCCAGCGCCGTCTCCGCTACATGATAAACAGTCGCTTAAGAAAGTCGCGATGCCAAGCCTTGCTGGCGTGATGCAAAATGAAAACGTTAAAGTGATCACTGACTCTCTTGATTATGTAAAGGGTAAGTATGGCAGGGGCTTCGTCGATGTTATGCGCAAGCTGGTGAAGAACCCTTTCTTGAAATCCCAGAATGTTATCGCAGGCTCAAGCGCTAGTCAGGCTGAAGAACCAACGCTACCAACAGCTGATGTGTTATTAAGCAGCAGCGCAGGGCTTACTGAAGCTTCATCGTTTGTAGAGCCGATAGTACCTGCTAAACAAAGTATTGCCGCCACTCCTGTCGCAAAGAGTCCTCAGGGACTTGATGCGTTGACTCAAAAGCTGCTGGTGAATTTGCAGCCTGGTGTGAATAGCTTAAATCAACTGGTCAATCAGTGGCCCGTTGGTGATAGCAATCAGGCGATGGAGCAAGTGGGTGCCATTTCTAAAAGTTTGCAGATAGAACCCAAAGCCATTCTTAACCTGAGTAACCCTGCTGTGGTCTCGGGACTAATGGGGGAATTAACGGTACAAGATACCAGCCGTTATCCTTATGCGCGGGACGCTTCGCTCACTTTAGCGCAACCAGCAGCTGCAAGTCATAACCTCAATCAGACCACCACGATTAATGTTTACGGTGCCGCCGAGCCACAGGTTACAGCGAATGAAATTGAAGCCCGACAAACCAATATTCACTCGCGTTTGTCACAGCAATTATCAGGAGGGCCGCGTTAATGGACATACTTTCGGCTTTTATTACCCAGAAACTGAGTAGCAGAAGACAGATAGGGATGATTATTCCTGATGTGGTGACCTCTGAAGTGCATACCGATGCGTTAACTATCACCGATCACCCGGTTGAAAATCTTTCTGTCGCTGGTGGTGTGTATTCGAATATTGCCGATCACGCTTATAAAAACCCGGCACAAGTCGTCATGAAAATTGGTTTTGCTAGCGGTGGTTCATTGGTCGATTTTTTTGATACATCATCTTTTATTGAACCTCTTGGCCTGAGCCCAAAAGAAGCCTATCGGAAATTGATTGAATTGCAAAATAGCCGCATTCCTTTTGATGTCACGACGGGCAAACGCCAGTACAGCAATATGCTGATTAGTAATATTACTGCCACGACGGATACGGCGTCAGAAAATGTACTTAATTGCGAGGTTACATTGCGCGAAGTGATCTTTTCCCAGACGCGAAGAATCGACGTTGCTGAAAAATCAGAGATGAAAACTGGTGTGAGTACCTCATCGGTGAATACCGCCGGAACGAAAACCCTCAAGCCAGCCGATCGCTCATATTAGGAGTGCATATGAAAATACAGGAAATCCCACTAACACCGGATAATCAACAGTTTAGTATCGCACTTGGCAGCCAGAATCTGGATATACGTGTTATCTGGCGTGATGCTGCTGGCTGGGTGCTGGATCTTCTCGATGGCAGCGATCGTGAATTAGTTAGCGGGATCCCGATGGTTTGTGGTGTCGATCTGCTAGCACAATATTCATTTCTCGGTATCGAGGGGCAACTCATTGTAAAAAGTGATGATGAAGATAATGAGTATCCAACCAAAGAGAACCTCGGTATTCGTAGCCATCTTTATTTCGTGCAAAGTTAACGTCGGAGGTAAAGATGACGACCAATTGGATGCGTCGATTTGAGCTTTATCTGATTGATAATCAGGGGCGAGGAATTGCGCTCTCAGATTTCAAAGTTGTTTTTAATATTAACTGGTTTAACGATAAGCTTTCTCGTGTCGCGACCGTCACTATTTATAATCTGTCAGTTGAAACCAATAATCGGATAATGGGCAAGGAGTTTGCCAATATCAAAATTCTTGCCGGGTATTCCGGGTTGGCACCACAGCCAGGTAGTAATAGTGGGGTTATCAGGGATGTTGAGTCATCACAGGATATGCCGGTCGATGAAGAAAACTTTGGTGTTATTTATAACGGCGACATTCGTTATACCGCAACGGGAAGGCCGAATGGCAACAATCCGCAAGAAAATATGACCACTCGTTATATTACTATTCAAGCGGTTGATGGCCATAAAGCGCTACTATTTAGCACAGTACATAAGACCCTGGCGGCAGGTTATAAAATACAGGATTTATATTCACTGGCTATAAAAAATTATCAACCGTTCGGTATTACTCACGGCGTTGCACCGACTATGCCATTAAATGAACTCCCGCGGGGCCGAGTGATGTTCTGCAAAACCGATACGTTGATGGATAATATCGCCCAGCGTTTAAAGGCAAGTTGGCAGGTTGTTGATAACAAAATAACGATGGTGCCTGAAGATTGCTATATCTATCAGGCCATTCAGTTAAACAGTCAGACAGGACTGATTGGCTCACCACAGCAAACATTAGGCGCTGGCATTAATGTACGCTGTCTGATTAATCCTAATATTCGTGTTAATGGACTGATTGAAATAAACCAGGCGGCGATTACGCGTGCTTTATATGAGAAAGATCACAGTCAGGATGTTAAAAATCTAGGAGGCCCCATTATCGATGAATTTGAAGACGGCAATTGGGTTCCACAGGATAGAATCGGAGATAAAGCAGAGGAAGAGAGAAAGAAAAAAGAAAAAGATAAAAAGAAAAAAGATCAGCCGCCTCCGATCGTCTATCCCGCCAGTATTGCTGCTGATGGTGTCTATGTTGTGCAATCTATTACTTATAACGGCGATACGCGCGGAACCAACTGGTATATGGATTTGATGTGCATAGCGAGCGGTTCGGCAAAGTTATTAGACTCAATGCAAACGAATCAGACACTCATTACTGCAATAGGTAAACGAGACGGCCCGCCAGGCCCTGACAGCTTGCTCTGATGATCTTATCACCCGCTACGGCGGGTTTTTTTATGGAGTTTTTATGCCAATTCCTCTTTCTTCTCAGATAGGTGATGTGACGCAGTCGATAGAGGCTGCGGTGAATAATCTGTCTTCGGTCATGAGAGTGGCCATGCCGGGGATTATTGATTCTTTTAATCCCGTTGCGGTGACCTGCTCTGTACGCCCGGCCATTAAAGGCGTGATGAGCGATCACGATGGCCAGCTGCAATCCACGGAACTGCCACTGTTGGTAGACGTGCCGGTAGTCTTTCCTCGCGGAGGCGGTTGTACGCTGACTTTTCCGGTGCAACCTGGCGATGAGTGTTTGCTGGTCTTTTCCGACCGTTGTATTGATTTCTGGTGGCAAAGTAGCGGGGTGCAGGAGCCGGTTGACCCGCGCCAACATGATTTATCGGATGCCTTCGCTATTCTTGGTCCGCAGTCGCAACCTAAAAAAATCGGCAATATCAGCACGCATTCCACCCAGTTACGTACTGACGATGGCGCCGCGTTTATTGAACTCACGCCAGCCAACCATGCGGTAAATGTGGTGACATCTGGCGATTTGAGCGCGCAAGCATCGGGCAGTGTCACTATTACTTCACCCACTATTACCTTGAATGGCAGCGTCACCATTAACGGCACCACGGCAATATCTGGCCCGGTTACCGTTAGCCAAGATGTGACTGCCGGAGGTAAGAGCCTGATCAACCATGTTCACGGTGGCGTAATGGGCGGGCCGGGGACGACAGGAAAACCATTATGAGATATCGACGCGAAGACGACGAGGGCGATTACACCTTTGGGCAAGGTGATAATACCTTTCTGATTAACTCTCCAGAAGCGGTAGCCCAGGCGATCAAAACCCGCTTTGAACTTTGGCGAGGCCAGTGGTTTCTTGATATGACCACCGGGATCCCTTGGATCCAATCGATACTGGGTAAGCAGCATCCAGATACGTACAACTTATTTATTCGTCAGTACATCCTCAAAACCCAAGGGGTGAATTCCATCATCTCTTTTGACACCAACACCAACAGTGCCACCCGGCGCGTGACGTTCACGGCGACCATCGACACTGTCTACGGAACTACGACCTTCACAAGCGAGGCATAATGCTCAATCTTGATACGCTAGGGCTGTCCGCCGTCGTGACAGCCTCCGGGATCCGTGCGCCCGATTATCAGACGATATTGGCCGGACTCACGGAATATTTTCAGCAGATTTATGGTGCGGATACTTATCTTGAACCAGACAGTAAAGATGGCCAGATGCTGGCGCTTTATGCGTTGGGGATCCACGATGCCAATAATATGGCTATCCGGGTATATAACTCGTTTTCACCAGCAACTGGTATGGGGAATGGCTTATCCAGCAATGTGAAAATTAATGGTATCTCCCGTACGACGGCCAATAACTCGACGGTAGATTTACTCATTACTGGCGCTATCGGCACCACTATTACTGATGGCTCAGTACGCGATGTAAATAATATGGTCTGGCGTTTACCCGATAGCGTCACCATTGGAACAGACGGCAGTGTTACGGTAACTGCAACCTGTACAACCTCCGGGGCTGTTGTGGCGCTTCCTGGTACCGTGACGCAAATAAATACCCCAACGATGGGTTGGATCAAGGTTACTAACCCAAGTAACGCAACGGTTGGCGTAGAGGCCGAAAGCGATACCGAGCTGCGTTTGCGTCAGGCGCAGAGTGTTGCTTTAGCGTCTGTCACCCCATTCGATGCGCTTGATGGTGGTATTGCCAATATTGCCGGCGTCACCCGCCATAAACTCTATGAAAACGATACGGGTTCTGTTGACGCTAACGGTCTGCCAGCGCACTCGATTACTGCCATTATCGACGGTGGTGATGTTAATGAGATTGCTAGCGTTATCGAACGTAAGAAAGGGCAGGGCGTAGCGACCAACGGTAGCACGATGGTGGTGGTCGATGATAAATACGGCAATCCTCATCCTATCCGTTTCTCGCGCCCGATTAATGTTCCTATCTACATCAGCATGGAGCTTAAGGCCTTCAGCGGATATACCACCCAAATTGGCGCGGAAATCCGCCAAGCGGTGGCTGATTACATTAATAACCTGGGGATCGGACAAGCGGTTCTGCTAAGCCGAGTCTATTCACCGGCTAATATCGGTGTCGTCAGCGGTGGGGACAGCAAATATTACGATATTCATTCATTACAGATTGGTTTATCGGCTGCGACAGTAACGACGGCCAATATTAATCTGACTTACGATCAGCTTGCCTCCTGTGACGTAAGTAATATCGCGATAACGGTGACGTGATGAGTAAATATACCGACTTAATCACCAACTACCATTTTAACAAACCTAAATTCCTCGCTCACGTCGACCTTGCAACTCGCTCCCTTAACGATACTTCGGCCACGCTTCTTGGTCTGATCGACAATTTTGATATCGATCGGGCGGAAGGCATGCAGCTGGATATTCTCGGTAAATGGATCGGCCGCACCCGTGTAGTAAGCGAACCTATTTCAGGTATCTATTTTTCTTACGACGACAACGGCTTGGGATTCGATCAAGGTGTTTGGCAAGGACCATTCGATCCTGATGCAGGGTTCACCAACCTGAGCGATGAAGTTTATCGTGTGGTGCTCAAAGCAAAAATCGCGATTAACCGCTGGAATGGGCAAAACGAAAGTCTCCCAGACATTCTCGAGCATGCATTAGCCGGTTCGGGGCTGACGATGCAGATTGTCGACAATCAAGATATGACGATTTCTCTGTGGGTCTTTGCACCAAACGGCATGGAAAGCGTCTCTCTCGAACTTTTGGCGGCCATCCGCCAAGGATATTTAACGGTAAAAGCCGCCGGGGTGTATTCCGGTGAGATTTTAACGCCATCAGCAGGAAGCCATTTCTTTGGCTTTGATATTGAAAACGACTATATCGCCGGTTTTGACAACGGCGCATGGGGAGTAAACCTATAATGGCAGTGAATAATTTCAAACCCTTTGGCGTTGGCAAAGTCGCTAACGTCACCACGCAAGCCGATTATGAAGCTTTGCCCGCACTGGACTCCGGTTTCAGCTCTGGTAAAGCCTCATCGGCACAAATCAACAAGGCATTACGTCAAGGTACAGTCATGTCATCTGTTCTGGCGCAGTTTATCGCGAATTTAAGCGGTAAAGATGTTCTGGATGATGGCAATACCCAAGTCGTTCTAGACAGTCTTATTTCAGCATTAAAAGCCAATGGTGCGAAGGATTTTCTGCAAACGGCAAATAGCCTGGCAGAGATCAAGGCCGCTGGCCCCAATGCTGTGGCAAGTGCTCTCGCAAACCTTGGTTTGGGGGACGGGTCTGCGTTGCCGGTAGGCGTACCAGTTCCATACCCACTGGCTACACCTCCTAGCGGATGGTTTAACTGCAATGGTGCGATATTCGAT